GTACACTTCGGCTCAAGTATCTAGGAACCTTCCTGAAAGGCTTTGCTTTCGTCAAATGTCTAAAAGACACCACAGCGATCTCTACGACACCGACGCGAGATCAGGATTTGAAGACTCCGAAGACAGCGGATTCACATCAGCATCATCAGTTTATCCAGACTCATCCAACTCCGGAGGATCAGCATCCTCATCAGGAGTCGGCCCATTACTTAGAGAACTGGCTCAGCCTATGGCACTAGCAAACGCCTCCAAGTCAACACGTTGGAGTACTTATCTCGCAGCAAAAGACGACTTACAAAACCTGAAACGCAACCTAGCCAGAGATCATGTCTGGCCCCGCAAAGTCGTTTCTGGTTGGTTCGGTGCTGGCGATATTGCAAACATACCTGGAAAAAAACTGTCAGGCGTTGGACGCTATAGACGATATCGCCGACGCTATCCTCGCTACCGCAGACGGCGCATTAGAGGACGAGGAGGATTCTTCGGAGACATCGCATCCTCTCTTATTCCCAAAGGTTCCTTCCAAAAGGCCGGCGCTTGGCTCGGAGACCAAGCCGGTACGTGGCTCGGCAACAGATTCGGAGGGATACCAGGCCTCGGCTCAGTTGGAAGTGCTCTCGGAGGGCTCGCAGGACGAGGCGCCTCTGGTATGCTCGGATTCGGAGCCTATAACGATCCTTCCCCCAATGCCAGATTGGATCAGGACGTACCGGACATCTCAAACCCCGGAGGATCCGATGGATGCATCGTCGTCAGACACAAAGAATACATAGCAGATGTATACTCACCTGGCTCATCATTCAACATGTGGCTATCCCTGCCAATCAATCCAGGGATGATCAACACATTCCCATGGCTTTCCCAAATAGCTGATTCATTCACACAATATCAGCTACAAGGATTGGTATTCTACTTCAAAAGCACATCGGGAGCCCTGTCCACAACACAAGCTCTAGGAGAAATCATCATGGCAGTGGACTACAACGCCGCAAACAACGCATTCACAACCAAACAACAGATGCTCAATGAAGTCATGGCTACCTCTTCAGTACCAAGTGAAGACGCCATATGTGGAGTAGAATGCTCAGGAGAACAGACTCCTCTGAAACAAATGTACATCAGAGGAGGCGCTGTTCCAAGCGGCCAAGACAGCAGATTCTACGACTGGGGAACATTCTACCTAGCAACACAAGGACAGAATGCTGGAGTGACACTAGGAGAACTATGGGTCTCTTACCAAGTGGCACTCTACAAACCCCAGATCCAGAACGTTGGCCCAGGAGGTGGCTGCTTACAAGCACACTACCAAGCCAACGCATATACCAATGCAGCTCCAATCAAGAACGCAGCCAAAAACTTCGACAACATTGGCTTAACAACAAATGGAGCTACTGGAACAATCATAACGTTCCCAGCAGGAACACAAGGCAATTACCTGCTATACTTCCAATGGACTGGCAACAGCACAGCATCCCTAACAGCAACATTAACATTCTCAGGAGGGATAACGCAGCTAAATTACCAGCAGGCAGATACACAGCCTACAGTGGGCAACACAACAAGCACAAGCACAACATATCTCCTTGTGACTACAATTGCCCTACCATCAACAGGGTCAAATGCACAGGTAGCACAAACTGTTACCATAGGAACAGCTACCCTACCTGCAGCTGGAACCAGCTGTGACATCTGGGTCACACAGCTGAACTCACAGATTACATCATAATCAGTGTATTGTAAACTTGTATAATAAGTTGTAAAAAACAAAATAAAAATGTGTTTGTACTGACTAGCAAACAAGTATCGAGGGGACAATCCAGGACGGGCCTGGACGGGCGCCTGTCCCCGACACAGGCTGACTGGGGCTGGCAGTTTCAAGTATTCACTATTTGCCATTTCCAAATTTCACTTTTTTTTCCAAACTCAAGATTTACCAAAACCGCAAAACGCAATATCAGGTAATGAAAACTAGTGCAATCGACTGCTCTCACCGAGCTGAGTCTAACGCAACTGGTTTCATCCTCTAGTTTTGCATATTTAAGAAGTTCATTTTTTTGTGGTGCATGTGATTTACCAGAAAATTACCACATGCAAGAAAATGAACCGGACCAAGTCTTTTACAAGCGAGTTTCCGAAGAGCAATCAAGTACGACGCAAGTTAGATTTTGGATTGCAACTATCTACGAAGTCGGAAAACCTCTTGAACTGTCACATCATTTCAACTACATCGCATATCAACTCGAGCGATGTCCAAGCACTGGGAGACTTCACTTCCAGTGTTATTTCGAAACTACAAGAAGATGTCGAAGAACAACAATCGTTGCATGGGGAGACCCATGGAACAAAGCATTCCTCGCACCAAGACGAGGAACTCAAGAGCAAGCAATCAAGTATGTCACTAAAGATAGTACAAGAATTGCCGGACCATGGCACCTCGGAGAAAAGTCAAACGACTTCCAAGGAAAGCGAAACGATCTGGCCGAAATACAAGCCAAGATTGACGCGCCAGAATGCGACTTATCCGAAATCTGGCGGGATAACTTTACTACCATGGTCCGAAACCACAAAGGAATCTCTGAATACATGCGATTCAAAGAAGCAAGACAAGCCATCGAACTCGAACGACAAATGCCCACAATCACGATCCTATGGGGTGATACCAACGTGGGCAAAAGTCACAGAGTATGGCAAAGAGCCAAAGAAAGAGAAACCGATGGCTATGAAAAAGGAGTATATCGGCATTTCCACACACAAGCCGGCTTCTTCAACGGCTACTACGGCCAAGAGATCATACTATTCGATGAATTCGACGGAGAAATCAAACTCCCCGAAATACTCCAACTCTGCGACAAATGGCCATACTCAGTCAACATCAAAGGAGGACACCAACAATGGAGAGCTAAAGAAATATTCTTTACCTCCAACAATCCTCCTTGCGACTGGTGGCCAAACTCATCGCAAAAGCACCAACAAGCATTCGTCAGACGAATCCGTGACGGAAAAAGAGAAGACAGAGGAGGAATATTTTTCTGCGCTAGGAGAGGAGAGACAGTTCCCGTCGGCTTCGCCGATGGTAGAACCGTCGCGCAACAAAAAACAATCCTCCAAAGACAACTACTTGGGCTGGAGCCAAGAGAGATGGTGGCAGAACAAGTCGAGTCCTTAGAGTCCAAAGAAGAAGAACCGTATTTTCTTGCAAACTGTAACCGCTGCCAAGGCAGCCACTTAAGTAATTACATTTGTCAACAATAAACATATACTAATGAGAATTATCCCAGTTATAACGACTGTTATCCGGGACATAATATCTCACTACATTAGCTCGCGAGCGACGCGAGCGATGGGAACCCCACCGACGTCGCTCCGCTCGTCGGCGGCCAAGAAACATCCTTCTTCGCCGCCTATTAGCAACACTCGACAAATCACGCCGAGGAACACCTGTCAAACCAGGAACAATTTCCTCAGCATCAACACCACGATACATATACTGCGGTTCAAGAGGATTCCACACAGGAATCCTTAACGGGGAGAGATGTCTATCTGGAAAAACCCCATTTCTGCGGCGAGCGCGCCGTTCAAGTAACGATGAACGCACAACAACACGCGGTCTTGATCCAGTCGAGGCAGCGTGTCTATTTTCCCCGTCATCTCGACCTTGTAATGCGCTCCCTCGCATGGGCACTGGAACACCTGCAACGTGACTCGACGATCCGGCGGACCCACGTTCATTTGTTCGATCCGGATACCGTCTAACGGAGAAATAATCCCGTTCGAATCGCCTCCGTGACTCAGCGCGTCTCTGCTCAGCATCCCACTGAGATCTAAGACCAGATTCCCACGCGACCTGCTCGGCGATGCGATCTCGCCCTCTTGACGAGGCAACAAGTTCTCCCCAGATACGGGACGCGAGGCGGTGCTGCCGCGCCTGTTCCGTGTGATCCGAATCGCTGGAGTATTCGTCATCTCCACTAGACATAATGAAAATTCTAGAAAATTTTCAAATCTCCCTCCATCAAGTATCTACATAAAAACTTTTTTTGCGCGGGACAAGCCCGCGAGACGGGCTTCGCCCGTGATACTTG